CGACAATCGCAACAATTTTACTCCCGATATTGATTCAAACTATAGCGATCAAGACGAAACGTTCTCATTTCGTTTGCCGCGGCTTGAAACGGCTCAAGGAGGTTCGCCATGAACAGCAGAGCAAAAGGTGCTCGCGGCGAGCGCGAGCTGGCCGGAATCCTCAGAGAGCACGGCTACGACTGCAGGAGAGGGCAGCAATATAGCGGAGCCTCCGGAGACGCGGATGTGATTGGCTTGCCGGGAATCCACATTGAGGTCAAGCGCGTTGAGCGTCTTAATCTGTACGACGCGATGGCTCAAGCGAAAAGCGATGCTCGCATCGATAGCCTGCCCGCTGTGTTCCACCGTAAGAATCACTGCCGCTGGCTTGTCACGATGGATATAGACGACTGGATGGAGCTATACCGCGAGTGGGAAGCGGGGAAGGTACTTGATGACGAAGTAGAGGAGAGAAAAAATGATCCTTAAAGAATACAGAAAGTACACAGCATACTGCGACAGCTGTGGTGATTACTTGCCGCCTTGCGATACTTGGGGAGAAGCGATAGAAGCAATGCGAGATGAGGGCTGGCACTCAATACCAACGAGGAACGACGAATGGGAGAATTATTGTCCGCACTGCGGAAAAACAGGTGGAGGCTAATGTGAGTAAAGACTTTGGTTGCTCCGACTGCGTGTTTGCGCACATCGTCGAGACAAACCGCGGCAAATTGTACAGAATCTGCGCTAACGAGGACAGTAACTATTTTCTGGATGAGGTCAGCATGTGGGTATCGTGTCCGCTTTTGATGGACGACAAGGAGCTAGAGGTTGACTAAACATGACCGATCAAGACCGCGCCCGTGAGCGGCTGGAGGAGTATCAGCGTGCCGTTCGAGACACAAAGTACTGCCGACAGCGTATCGAGACCTTGCGTGAGCAGATGACTTCCTGCACGCATGCCGTTGGCGCGACCACGGGCGGCTGGACGGGGGATTGTGTTACAGAGACGATCGAAGGACGTAAAGAGGCAGGGAAGCCAAAGCCCACGCCGTCAGATGTCTCTGTTCCCGTTCTTCACATCCCTCGCGTTCGCCCCGGCACACGCGACTTCAAAAGCGGCGAGAAGCACCTTGTCGCCCTGCTGGATCAGGTGGTAGAGTACGAGCGTAGGATCGAGCGGAATGCGGAGCTTTGCCGGACGATCGAAGCGGAGATCGACGCTTATTGTGAGCCGGAGCATGCACTACTTCTTAAGTATCGCTATATACAGGGAATGACCTACGGCGCGATTTCAAGAGCACTGAATTTCAGTGTTCGACATGCGCAGAGACTCCACGATGATGCTTTAAACGTATTTACTGACAATTTGCACAAAACGAACGGCTAAAATCTGTGCAAATGACAACACTTTTTCGCTTGACATAGTGGCGTAACTATGGGATAATAAAGACAGTTAGACAAGAGCTAGCGAATACGGAAGGCAAGGCCTAGAAAGGAAACGACATGAGTGGTATGACAAACGAACAGTTCCGCACGGTCCTCAGAATGGTCATCGAGATCATAAGAAGTGCGGAAAGCCGAGAAGAAGCTATCAAAAAGATTGAAGCCCTCCTAAATAGCTAGCGGAAGGGCCTCAAAGAAACAATACGGTGGGTGCGCTTGCCACACCCACCAGTATTCTAACACATGGCAAGCGGGAGGACAAATGCAGAAAAAACGAAAAGCGGTGTACAATCCGGAAGCAGACAGGCGTTGGCGAGAAAAAAACAAAGAACACCGTCGCTATCTCACCGACAGATCCTCTTCACGGCGCTTTATCCGTGATAAAGCGACCGAAGAAGACCTACAGGAATTAGAGGCAATGATTGCCGAAAGAAGGGAAAAACTCGAAAACATGTCATAAAATGTCATAAAATGTCATAAAATGTCGTGTTCGATCTGTGGTATTATATAAGCTAACAAAGGTGTCTAGAGCAGGCGGTCCGGAGCAGGGGCGTCTGCTTTTTTGTAAGAACAGAAATTTAACACTTGAAAACAAAGGTTGTTCATGCTATCCTCTAAATGCAGATGGGGAACCATGCTGTACACTCGCGGGACTGAATTGACGTTTAAGCGACATGTAATGTTGCCAGCCGTGAGGGCCGCCGAAAGGCGGCTTTTTAATGGGGAAGTATGGATCTTTTTGTTTATTCTGATGAATCCGGGGTATTTGATTACGTTCATAATCAAATTTTTGTGTTTGGCGGCGTAATATTTTTATCCAAGACATCTCGAGATAAGGGTGTTAGGAAATACATTTCTGTTGAAAGATCGATGCGTAACAGATCCTGTCTTAGTGGCGAGCTAAAAGCTTGCACGTTGTCTAATAAGCATAAGGGCAAATTATTCCGTTCGATGAACGATGTAATAAAATTCGGCGTTGTTATAAATCAAAAGAGAATTTTGAAGAGTATTTATTACCACAAAAAATCGAAGCAGCGTTACTTAGATTATGCGTACAAGATTGGGTTGAAAAAAGCTCTGTTACAGATGAGTGATAGGGGGATAATCAATCTGAGCGAAATTGATAACATCCATGTGGTCTGCGATGAACATACAACGGCGACGGATGGAAGATATGAACTCCAAGAAGGCCTTTTGATGGAATTCAAATACGGAACTTTCAATGAAGATTGGCAGAAGTTTTTCCCTCCCATATGTCCTCAAATGCAAGGTATAACGGTCGCATATCGGAATTCGGAGAGCACAACAGCAATTCGCATGGCGGACATTGTAGCTAACAGAATTTACTACCTCGCAAGAGCGAATAAATTGCATGAGATTGAAGATAAAGTGTTTTTTAGTCTATTACCATAGCATGATAAAATTCTGATAAATTCTGTGCGCTCAACACACAAACCGCCTCCGGGCGGTTTTTTCATGCGGTGAAAGGGCAGGCGTAAGACAGCTCATGTGCGACTCCTCGCATGGCCCTGCCCTGCCGCTGTCTTCGCACAGAGAGAGGAAGGGAGGCGGCGATGCAAATTCAGGAGATCGCGGTCAATAAGCTAAAACCGTATCCGAACAATCCTCGCGTGAATGATCATGCCGTGGAAGCGGTAAAGGCGAGCATTCGCGAATTCGGGTTCAAGGTGCCGATCGTGGTTGACAGAAGCATGGTGATTGTCACCGGACACACACGTCTCAAGGCGGCAAAGCAGCTGAAAATGAAGACGGTGCCTTGTATTGTTGCCGAGGATTTGACCGATGAGCAGATTAAGGCGTTCAGGCTTGCCGACAACAGGGTGAGCGAGGAGGCGACATGGGACCTTGGGAAGCTTGAAAAAGAATTGCAAGAATTGTCATTCTCTTTTGATATGGGAGACTTCGGCTTTGATCTTGACACATCAAACCTGAGCTTTACAGATGGCCAAAATTCGCGTTCCTCTTCAAACAGCACACTGGATACAGGCGAAGACGAGGACAGCCGTTTTGAGGGCGATGCCAGCGAACAAACGGAACGCCTTTATTACGGGGACGAGCGGGAGAAAACAATAACTCTGTACAGGCTCTATGACTATGACCCTTCTCGTGTCGCCGGGATGTACCAGATGCCGACGCTGGAAGCGACACAGCATATTCCGGAGCGGTTAATCGGGTTTAATTACATGCTGACGTCCGATGAGTATGATGCCGGCATTCATTTTTATCTTGACGACTATCAGTTTGAGAGAATCTGGAGGCGTCCGGCGCTTTACCTTGAAAAGCTCTCAGCTTTTGATTGTGTGCTGACGCCGGATTTTTCGCTGTATATGAACATGCCGCTGGCCATGAAGGTGTGGAATATCTACCGAAGCCGTCTGATCGGGCAGATGATGCAGGATTACGGAATTACGGTGATCCCAACGCTCTCATGGGCGGAACCGGAGACCTTCGCATTCTGCTTCGACGGCATCGAGTCCGGCGGCACAGTGAGCGTGTCCACCATCGGCGTCAAGCAAGATGAAAAGGCAAAAGCGATCTGGAATGCCGGCATGGACGAAGCGATGAAACGCCTGCATCCTTCTGCCATCGTCGTTTACGGCGGCGACATCGGCTATGACTTCGGAAGCACGAGAGTCGTGCATATTGAAAACGAGGTTACGCGACGTTGGAAAGGCGGGGTAAAATGTGGGTGGTAGAGGACAAAATTTTTATCCTAAAGGCTCTAAGGCGTACAGGGCGAAGGTTGCAAAAATAGCAAATGCAAAAATAAAAGACTACTTGTTGCATCCGGAAAAGTCGAACGGTAAATACAGAATATTCAATGCCATTGGTTACAATTATCAGAATTGGCGTAAGTTGGAACGGGATCTGAGAAAAGGATTGCGAGAGGGACGGCTACAAGCAAAGGGCAATGCGCAGGACGGAACATCGTTATTTAGCGTTACAATGGATTTAGGGATAGGGGTCAAAAGAAGTACTGTTACTATCTGGGCGGTTAAAGATAAGAGAGGGAGACTGCATTTTGTCACGGCATACTAGGAGGGTGAGTCATTTATTATGTTGAGAGAATATGACCGCGTGATTGACACAATATCTAAGAAAACGGGCACCATTGTGTATATTACGGACGGCAATTTTGAGAAGGGCATCGTTAAGGAATATTTGTTTGAGCCAGATGATCACTCATTTGATCCGGTATTTAGGAGCTATGAGCAACTAAGTAAACTGACTGAACATACTCGGGAAAAGAGCAAAGGCTGGTTTTAGTGGCTTAAAACGCCTTGATTGAGGAATACTCCAGTTCGATTCTAGTGGCCTTGCTTTTTAGCACCCTTCGGGGTGCTTTTTATGTCCGGAAGGAAGAAAAACAATGGGCGGCAGAGGGGCGTTTTTTAATAAGAAAACCGGGCAAGGACGATTAATTAAGAAAGAGTTTCACACAGTTGCCACGATTCGAGGAATTCAGGTTCTGAATAAGAATGATGAATCTAAAGCCCCGGGTTTGCCTTTTATGTCAGGATCTCCAAATCGAACGTATGCAGTACTTAACAGCAAAGGGGAGCTTGGGTCTATCGGTTACTATGATGAAAAGAAGCAGATGTATAAGCGTGTGGATTTCGACAAATCACATGGTGGCATGAAGCCACATGTAAACATTGTGGCAAACGGTGTTACAATTGGCACAAGGTCTCTGACACCTGAGGAATTGGCTGACGGAGAGCGTATAATGAAATGGAAGAAAAATACGACACGGAGGTTCTAGCAATGACACCCGATGCAGTGCGTGAAGTGTATGAATATTATGCCCGAAGTGGTTCGATGAGGACTTCCTACAACGGAGAGTACTATTTCTTTGATACCGACGGTCCCGGTCCATCAGTCCGTAAGTCGTTTGACAATACAGGTGATCCGATTTTTACACTTCCTGAAGATGAGCCGTTCATTAATCTACTTGATAAGTTTAAGCTAGATGGTGTAAGCATACGAGAGTTGCTAGACAGTGGAGATGAACGTTTTGTCGTAGAACACCTGTATTAATATCGTTGATGTTAAGTGATAGAATAAAATTGAAAACCGGACGTCGAGAAGCCTAGAGGCAAGTGTAGCGACACACCATTTGTTTGGTTAGAAGAGATGAGGGGAGATGCACACCCTCTCGGTTTTCAAAAGGCACCCTTCGGGGTGCTTTTTTATTGCCTGCGAAAGGGGGGTCGGAGAGGAGGGATTAGACGATGGCCAACGAGGAAAATTTAATCCCTTTTGATGAACGAAGCGAGAGCGAAGCGAGAGAAAATGGAAAAAAAGGTGGAATTGCAAGCGGCAAAGCGAGACGCAAAAAAGCGAACTTGAAGAAGGCTCTTGAGACCATATTGTCCTTGGAGGTGCCGGACGAAAAGTTAGCGGCGCGTCTTAGCACGTTTGGCATCGATCCGACGATGGAACAGGGGCTGGCGTACAGCCTTGTGGTTCGAGCAATCGCGAAAGGAGACCCGAAGGCGTTTGAGACGATCCGGAGCACACTTGGGCAGACGACCACGTTACAAGACAGGCAAGAGCAAAAGGCGCGCACAGAGAAGCTCAAAGCGGAAAAGGAAAAGGCGCTGGTTGAGCTTGAGCGCGTCCGACAGTCACCGGAGGAATCGGCAAGAGAAAGCGTCCAAGCTTTTGTGTCGGCGACGAAACCGGACACGATCGATATTGCCGAACTATTTGCCGAAGAAGAAAGCGACGGTGAACGGGATGAGGAAGAAAGCGCACGCGTTTGAGTTTCAGCCGTTCTCGACGAAGCAACGCAAGCTCTTGTTCTGGTGGGAACCGTCGTCTCCGGTACGTGATCACGATATGGTTATTGCCGACGGCTCCATACGCTCCGGGAAGACGATCGCTATGCTCTGCAGTTTCTTGCGATGGTCGTTTGCACACTATAAAGAGGAGGATTTCATCATAGCGGGAAAGTCGATGGGCGCGCTTAAAAGGAACGTTGTCAAGCCGATGCAACAGATCCTTCAAGCGTGGTCGCTTCCCTACTCATATAACCGTTCGGAGAACTATAGCACAGTAGGCGGGAACACGTATTACCTCTTCGGCGCAAACAACGAAGCGAGCCAAGACGTGTTGCAAGGCTTAACGGCGGCGGGAGCGCTGGCGGATGAGACGGCGCTGTTTCCGCGATCGTTTGTCGATCAGATGATCGCCCGGTGTTCACGTGACGGCGCGAAGGTCTTCATGAATTGCAACCCGAGGGGCCCGTCACACTGGTTCAAAAAAGAATTTATTGACTTAGCGAAAGAGAAACACATTTACTACCTGCACTTTCAGCTCAACGACAACAACACGCTGTCGGAGAGCGTGAAAGAGCGGTACATGCGGATGTACACAGGCGTCTTTTTCCGCCGCTATATCCTCGGCGAATGGGCGCAAGCGGAAGGCTCCATTTACACAGGCTTTGATCGGCATCGACACGTGTGGAGCCAAGACAAACTGGAGGCTTACATTGAGGCGAATCCTTTTTCGTTTTTTACGATTGGGGTTGACTTTGGCGGTAGCGGCTCCGCGTCCGTGTTTACACTCGTCGGGTTTACGCGCAACTTCAAAAAGGCAATCGTGCTCGACGAGTATTACGATCCTGACAATTTCAGCGCCGACCACCTTAAGGGTGCATGGGTACAAAAGACGGAGCGATGGAAAGCGATGTACCCTCGCATCACGGACGCCTATTTGGATCATGAAATGCTATTGATTAAGTCATTTCGACAGGCGACGCCGCAAATCCCCGTGCGGTATGCGCGAAAGTTGCCGATCGCCGACAGGATCAGTGCGACGGACATGCTCATGGCGACCGATAAGCTGGTCGTCATGGAAAACTGTAAACATCTAATTGAAGCGTTTGAATCGGCTGTATGGGACGCTCGAAAGCCGGATGAGCTTGTGCGACTGGATAACGGCACGGTCAATATCGATAGCCTTGACAGCTTCGAATACGCGACGGAAAAACACTATCGCGATTTATTGAGGATATAACATGCGCATCATGAACAAGATAAGAGAGGTACTTTACAAAATGCACTTCATTCAAGGGATCAAAGACAAGTTCCAAGATAAGCGTATTCCGGACTGTCAATCGTTCTACGATACGTACATCAGCGCATGGAAGAACGCGTATACGGTCGATAAGATTCAAAAAGACTGGCTACGGACGCACAAAAAGACAGTCCTGTCGCCCGGCGCTACAAAACGCACACGTGACGGGCTTAACATGGCAAAGATTCTATGCGAAGAACTCGCGGGGCTTATTTTCAACGAGGAGTGTACTATTTCCGTGAGCTCCGATCAGAAGAAAATAGCACAACAAGAGGACGATCCCCTTGACACTTTCGTTCAAGATGTCCTTCAACGAAACAGCTTTTGGTCTAAATTTCAAAATCTGATCGAAATGGAACTGGCGCTTGGCGGCGCGGCGATTAAACTCAGTCATGACGGAGAGCGAGAGATCAAGTTCTCTTATCTCATGGCTGACCAGTTTATCCCCGTCGGCTGGACGAATAGGGGCATGACTGAGGGTGTCTTTGTGACACAGGAAAAACGCGACCGCTACTATTACACGCTCTTTGAGTGGCACTTGCTGAAGACGGCTGAGGGCGAGCTGAAACGGGAGCTTGAATACAATCTCTTTGAATCGTCTAACACGGATCATCTCGGCGTCGAGATTGACGTCAAGCGCGTCTACCCGGAGCTTGAGCCGGTGCTTCGAATTAACCGCGAC